CACGAGTTCCCCAGGATCGACTACAGGTGCAGCGAGTGTGAGTGGCCGGCCTACCTCGTGCACAATCGCGCTGCGGTTCAAGCTCTATGTGAAATGCTGATCGCGGCAGCTAATGGCACCGCGAATAAAGAGGTACAACGCTACTTCAAGCGCCGGGGAGTGAATCCGCAAGTGATACTGATGGCACTGACTGGCGTTCCGCGCGAGCAATGGCTGGAAATGCCTTCACATTGGGCACACTATCCTGACACGGACGGCACTGCACCGACGTGTTGGCTACGGGATGACGATGATGGGATGACGACACCATCGGACCCCGACCCGCTACTGGTTCCTTGCGAGGAGGAGGTAAGAAGCGCCGCGCGCCGAGCGCGTAAAGGCTGGTCGGCAAAGCGGGTTCGCTATCCCGATACGAACTACATCAGCGATTTTAGCTTTCTGGGGCAGGGGTGCGAAGTCATAGACAATGGCATCCCGTCCCGGGACAAGGCTGAAGTCATGAACGATTATCCGGCCGGGGCCGTAGTTTTCAATGAACGATACGTCTACGCCGGAGGAGTGCCGGCGCTCAGTCATATCGACCCGGCCAGAACGCTGACGAAAGAAGCCATTGAGCGCGACATCGCGCGTAGGGTGCAGAGCCGCAGAGGACTGGAAGAGCTGCACGCTCCTGTCACGTCAACGCGAGCGGCATTGATCATAGCGGAGACTGGATTGGACCGGGGCAACCTATTCGCTCTGGCTCACGTCGACATGATCGCTTTCCCGAAACCGGTACCGCTACTCATGGAAGTGGCGCGCGGGACGGAAATGAGCTACCCGGTCAATCGCGAAAAACGGCACTTCCCCCGTTATGCGGACCTCGCGGAGGGGTTCAGGGTCTCCGCGTAGGGGCTCTAGGGAACCCCTAGAACTCCCGGCAAGGATAAACCCCTAGACCCTCCAGCCGGGATAAACCCCTAGAACCTCCAGCCGGGATAAACCTCTAGAACCTCCAGCCGGGATAAACCCCTAGAGATGCTTAGAAGATACTCCCAGGAACTAGGGGTTTATGGGGTAGGTGCCTTTTTTAGGCTCTTTTGTGTTGCGCTGCGGGAGCCTCGGGGACCCCCTTGGGACCCTTTATAAACCCCATAAACCCCTAGAATCAATCAAGGTCTGCTGTCGCGCGCGGGCGCGCGCGCGAGGTTTTTTCTTGCTGCGCCGCACATCGGACATTTTGAAATGTCCGATGTGTCCGAAGTGGGGAGGTTTGCGGCTCCTCGGCGGGGAAGGGTAGACTTCCCGCCGTGCCCAGGTTCGCGAACATGCGCGTCGTCCCGCAAGCGCCCGAAGTCATCGAGCGCGACGGGATCACTGTCGTCCGGCCGAAGCGCAACCTGACGGTCCGTGAGGCCTTCCAAGAGGCGTTCATGGCCATCGGTGGGGCGGAGGCACTGGCAGCCTGGGCGCGGCTCCCGGAGAACCGTGGCGCGTTCTATAGCCTCTGCGCCAGGCTGATCCCGCAGCAGCTCGAAGGCTCGGGAGACCCGGCCAAGCCGCTCATCATCGCGTTGCGCGAGGAACCTGACGAATGACGCCAGGACGCGCCAGGAAGCCCGTAGGCGCGTTCAGGCTCCCGGGTGGCTCTTCACCCCTCACCTTTGCTGATCGCCCGCCAGCGGCCTTCTGGTGGCCTTACAGGGCATGTCGAATAATCGACAGTCGAGAAGGAGCCCCAAGCGGTGCCCCGCCGCAACCTCTTCGCCGAGCCGGTTGAAGCCGACGTAGTCCTGCCGCATAACTTCAGGCCCCGCGCGCATCAGCGCGGCGTGCTGCGGCACTTCAAGCGGGGCGGGCTGAGGTATAGCGGCGTCTGGCATCGCCGCGCGGGGAAGGACCGCGTGATGTTCGTCCTGCTCTCGCTCCTCGCGCACCTGCGTATCGGCACGTACTGGCATTGCCTGCCGACGCTCAAGCAGGCGCGCAAGGTGATCTGGGACAACATCACCAGGGACGGCCAGCGGCTCGTCGAAGCAACCTTCCCGCGCGAGATCGTGTCGCGCGTGCGCGAGGACGATATGCGGATCGAGCTGCGCTGCGGCAGCATCGTGCAGCTCATGGGCGCGGACAATATCGAGTCGAACCTCGGCGCGAACCCGCTGCACATCACCTTCAGCGAGTTCGCGCTGACCGACCCGAACGCCTGGACCTTCACCCGTCCGATCCTGCTGGAGAACGGCGGCACGGCGGCGTTCATCACCACGCCGCGCGGCTACAACCACGCCTACGAGACCCACGAGATCGCCAAGCGCTCGAAGGGCTGGCTCGCCGAGACCTTCGGCATTCACGACACCGGGTTGGTCACGCTCGAGCAGTACCGGCAGGAGATCGACCAGGGCATGCCCGAGGAGCTGGCGCGGCAGGAGTACCTGTGCGACTTCAGCGCCGCCAACGTCGGGAGCGTGCTCGGGCGCTACGTCGAGCTGGCCGAGCGCGAGCGGCGCATCGACGAGGCTATCGCCTACGATCCCGCGGCCGAGCTGCACGTCGTGTCCGACATCGGCTTCCGCGACGCGAGCGCGTGGTGGTTCGTCCAGCCGTTGCCGGGCGGCTTCCACGTCGTGCGCTACGAGGAGGACCGCGGCATGGACGCCGACGACTGGATCGGCCGGCTGAAGGAGATCGCGCTCGTCGAAGGCTACACCTACACCCGGATATGGCTGCCGCACGATGCGCGCGTCAAGACGTTCCAGAGCCGCCGCTCGGCGCTGGAAGCGTTCCTCGCCGCGTTCGGCGCCGAGGTGATGCGGATCACGCCGAAGACGAGCGTTGCCGACTACATCAACGCCGGCCGCGCGCTTCTGAAGCGCGCCGCGTTCTCGAGGAGCGCGTGCGAGCGCGGGCTTCGCATGCTGCGCGACTGGCATTTCGCCTGGGACGACGAGGCGAAGGTGTTCTCCCGGGAGCCCGAGCACGACTACGCGAGCCACGGCGGCGAGGCATGGTGCTACTGCGGCGTGAACCTCGCCGAGGCGCGGGTCGCGGTGGTCCCGCCCGTCCCGCCGCTCGCGGTGCCCGTGCACAACGCTTTCCACCTCGAACAGCTCTACGAGGCGCGGGAGCAAGCAAACCGCCGTAGATTCTGATATAAGCGCGCGGGAGGAGGGGCGATGGCCGAGCAGAAGATCGAACGAGCCGAGGACCTGACCGATCCGGTCACGCTCTACGCGCGCGAGATCAAGGCGGCGAAGAAGGAGCTGGAGCGCTTCCACCAGCGGGGCATCAAGGTGGTGGAGCGCTACATCGACAAGCGCGACGGCATCGCCGACGCCACGCATTGGTACAACCTCTTTTGGTCCAACATCGGCGTGCTCAAGGCTTCGCTCTACGCGAAGCAGCCGAAGGCCGACGTGAGCCGGCGCAACAAGGACCCGGGCGACGATGTCGGGCGCGTCGCGGGCGAGATGATCGAGCGCATCCTGAACCTCGACATGGACTCGCAGACCTCCGACATCGACATGGCGATGCGCGGCGCGGTCGAGGACTACCTCGTTCCCGGCATGGGGCAGCTCTGGATGCGCTACGAGCCGACCTTCGTGAAGCAGCCGAACCCTGCATACGTCGAAGGCGTGTCGCCCGAGGAGGAGGCCGAGCAGGAGGTGATCGGCGACGAGCACGTGGCGACCGACTACGTCTACTGGCGCGACTTCCTGTGGTCGCCTGCGCGCACGTGGCGCGAGGTGCGATGGGTCGCCCGCGCGATCTACCTGACGCGCGACGAGCTGGTGAAAAAGTTCGGCGCCGGGATCGGCAATGCGGTGCCGCTGAACGCGACCAAGGGCAAGGAGGACTCCAACCTCCCGGCGAACGATCCGTGGCAGAAGGCGTGCGTATGGGAGATTTGGAACAAGACCGCGCGGAAGGTGTGCTGGTACGTCGAAGGCTTCGACCGCCTGCTTGCCGAGAGCGAAGATCCGCTCGGGCTGCTCGATTTCTTTCCCTGCCCGATGCCGCTCGCGGCGAACGTCACCACGACCGCGTTCGTCCCGAAGTCCGACTACGAGATGATGCGCGACCAGTACGGCGAGCTGGACTTGGTCTGCGCGCGCATCGCGCTGTTGGAGGAGGCGATCCGCGTCGTCGGCGTCTACAACAAGGACGTGCCTGAACTCAAGAAGATGCTCAACAGCGGCGCGGGCAACCTCATGGTGCCGGCCGACAACTGGGCGATGTTCGCCGAGAAGGGCGGCGTGAAAGGCTCGATCGACTGGTTCCCGCTCGATATGGTGGTCGAGGCGCTCGCCAAGCTGCGCGAAACCAAGGCGTCGATCATCCACGACCTGTACGAGCTGACCGGGATCTCCGACATCATGCGCGGCAGCACCGCGGCTTCCGAGACCGCGACCGCGCAGCAGTTGAAGGCGCAGTTCGGCAGCGTGCGCATGCAGCACACGCAAGGCGCGCTCGCGATGTTCGTGCAGCAGTCCCTCGCGATCAAGGCCGAGATCATCGCGAGCCACTTCCAGCCCGAGACCATCAAGCGCCAGTCGCTCGTCGAGTTCACGCCCGATGCGCCGCTCGCCGACCAGGCGGTGCAACGGCTGAAGGACAAGCGCATGGCCTACTACTCGCTCGAGGTCGACCCCGACACCATGGCGATGGTCGACTACGCCGCCGAGCAGGAGGCGCGCTCGAACTGCATCCAGGCGGTCTCGCAGTTCATGCAGGCGGCGACACCGCTCGTGCAGATGAAGCCCGAGGCTACACCATTCCTGCTGCAAGTCCTGCAATGGTTCCTCGCCGCGTTCAAGGCGGGCAAGCAGATCGAAGGCGTTCTCGACCAGGCGATCCGTACCATCATGCAGGCGGGGCCGCAGCAGCCCGATCCGCAGCAGCAGGCGATGCAGCAGGCGCAGCTCAAGAAGCTCCAGAGCGAGGGTGCCAAGAACCAGTCCGCCGCGGTCAAGAACCTGGCCGATGCGCGCGCGGCCGGGGCGAAGGCGGTACAGGGCGGCGTGGGCATGATCGCCGACGCGGCGCGGACCATGCAGGACTTGAACCAGCCTGCCGGCCCGATGGGGCCTGCGGGCGCGCTCGGGCCGCTGCCGCCCGGCGCGGCTCCGCCCGCGCCACCGGGGACGCCGTGACCTGCAAGACGGTCCTGCAATTCTCCGGCGGGCAGGACTCGCTCGCCGCGCTGTACCTGCTGGAGCCGTTCTGGGAGGGCATCACGGTCGCCTGGGTCCACGCGCGCGACGCGAGCGAGCCGCTGATGCGCCTCATGGAAACCCTCCAGGACGAGCTACCCAACTTCGCCGTCATCGACAAGCGCAACGCCTCGCGCTATCGCACCGCGCACGGCGATCCGACCGATGCGACGTGGAAAACCTGCTGCGCGCAGAACTTGTGGTTGCCGATGTACGAATGGACGCTCGCGCACGGCGTGAAGTACGTCGTCCGGGGCTGTAAGCAGGTCGACCCGATCAACCTCATATCGCCCGGGCACATCGACGAGCACGGCATCGGCTACATCTTCCCGGTGTGGGGCTGGACCGACGAGAAGGTGCGCGAGTATCTCGTCGGCAAGCCGTGGCAGCCCGTCTATCCGCACGATTGCGCTACCTGCCCGGTGACGAAGCCGTGCGACCGCGTGGAGGGCGTGAAGCGTGCGGCGTAGATGGGTGCAGATGCCGGACGGCGAGCTGGTGGAAGTCGGCGACGACTACGTTGCGGGTCCACGCTCGAACACCGACGCTGTCCTGTGGAACGACCGGCAGTACCAGGACGCGAGCGATGCGCGCTTCCACTCGCGCAGTTCGCATCGCGCGTACATGCGCGCCAACGGCCTCACGCTCGCCGACGACTACAAGGGCGAATGGGCGAAGGCTCTGGCGGGCCGCGCCGCGGTCAAGCGTGGTGCCGCGCTTGCCGATGGCTCGCGCGCGGGCGATGTCGCGCGCGCGCTCGACGCGGTGCGTAACGGCTACGTTCCCGATCGGGTGAGTTTGGAGGAGTAGATGGCCGACGAAAGCCTGCGTGACACGCTCGAGGCCGCTGTAGCGGCGAGCGAGGCGCCCGCTACGCCGAGCGCGCCCGCGCCGACGCCCGCACCGGCCGATGCTGCGCCGCCGGGGGAGGCCAAGCCCGACGCGTCCGAGCGCGAGCGCGACGCGAGCGGGCGTTTCGTGGCCAGGCGCGACCTCATTACCGGGGAGATCCCCGACGCGCTCAAGCCCGCCAAGCCGACCGATGCGCACCCGAAGCCCGGGACCACGCCCGTCGTCGAGCCCAAGCCCGATGCGCCTCCGCGCTTCAAGGCGCCCTCCTCGTGGAAGCCCGAGGTGCGCGAGGAGTTCGCGAAGCTCCCGCCGGGCGTGCAAGCCGAGATCGCGCGGCGCGAAACGGAAATTACGCGCGGGATGCAGTCCGCGGCGCAGTACCGTGCCGCGGTCGAACAGCTGCAAAGCGTGGTGCAGCCCTACCTCGGCAACATCCAGGCGGCGAACGGCGGCGATGTCGTCGGCGCGATCAAGCTCTATCTCCAGACCGACCATACGCTGCGCCACGGCACGACGGCGGAGCGCGCCGCGCTCATGGCCGACATCATCAAGAACTACGGCGTGAATATCGAGGCGCTGGACGCCGCGCTCGCCGGCCAGCCGCGCGCCGATGGTCCCGAGGAGCTGATCGCGCGGAAGCTGCGCGCCGAGATGCAGCGCGAGCTCCAGCCGGTGATGGGCTTTTTCAACCAGTTGCAGGAGAGCCGCGCCCGGCGCGAAGGTGCGCTGAGGGGCGAAGTGCAGGAGGAGGTCGAACAGTTCGCGCAGGACCCGGCCGCGCCGCACTTCGAGGAGCTGCGCGAGGAGATGGCCGACCTCATGGAGGTCGCCGCGCGGCGCGGCTTGACGATGACTTTGAAGCAAGCCTATGATCGCGCGATAGCGCTGCACCCGAAGCTCGCCGAGGAGGCGGGCAAGCGTGCGGAGCAGGAGCGAGCGAACGCCGCAGCAGAAGCGGCAGCCAAGGCGAAACGGGCTGCCGTGAGTCTGCCCAGCGGTGGCGCTCCCCAAGGCTCGCCGCCCGGAGAAAGCGCGGCGAACACGCTTCGAGCGGACCTCGAGGCGGCGATTGCAGCAAACGCAGGCAGATAGCTCCTTCCGCAGCGGGAGCGCCCGGACCTGAAGCACGGCCACCGGGCAAGTCCGGCGGAAAGCCCCGCCCGGGGCGAAGGTTGACGCGCCATCGGCCCGATGCCGAACGCGACGCCGAAAGGGTGACTTTTCAACCTTTGGGAGGTCGGCTTGACGTACCTTCACCACAAGTCCGCCGCAATACTGGATGCCGGCTATCGCCGGGCTATCGAGGAGCGCATTCTTTCCCGAACGCGGCGCGTTGGCGACTGTGTGGTGTTCACAGGCGATCCGAAGAGGGAGTACGGGCGCGTAAGCGTCGCCAACATCACCGGCGGTCACAACGCCGTGGCGGCGCACGCTGTCATGTACCTCTTGCGCGTGGGAGACATCCCGAAAGGAATGGACGTCGGACACCTGTGCAACGTGAAGCGTTGCGTGAACGTGGCGCACTTGAAGCTGATGACTCGCTCTGAGAACCATCTTCAAGCCCGCAAGGACGGATTGCAGCGGGGGGTGTTGACTCCGCGTGATGTGCAGAAGATTCGTTCTCTGCTGGCGGCTGGCGGTAAGACTCAGCGCGAGATTGCCAGGATGTTCGGCACCTATCAGCAGACAGTAAGCCGGATCAAGCGTGGCCTTTCTTTCCACTGGACTTAACGCAAGAAAGGTAGGGTAAAGCCATAGCGTTTCCAAATGTCTCCGACATTGTCGCCACTACGATCGAGAACCGGTCGAAAAAGCTGGCGGACAATGTTCTAAAAAATAATGCGCTACTCGCACGGCTGGAGCAGCGCGGCAACGTCAAGCCCTTCTCCGGCGGCTCGAAGATCATGCAGGAGCTGAGCTTCGCCGAGAACGGGAATGCCGGCTGGTAAACGGATTGCCTGCCGTAAAACATCGGGTGAATTCGGTGGAAGGCTGATCGACATGCCCAGGCATGAAAGCCAATACCGAGCCAAGCGGGGATAGGTCTCCGAAGGCGTAACGACTAGGCGGTGAGGATGAAACCCGATAACCCGCCCACGAGCGCCCGACTCGCGCAAGCGAGAAGATATAGTCTGATCTGCGTCCCATCGATGGGGATGCAGGAGCCGGGGATAAAGAGCCCCGGCGCGAAGGAACAGGATGACTCCGGTTACGATCTGCTGCCCGTCGCGGCGCAGGACGTGATCAGCGCGGCCGAGTACGCGATCAAGCAAGCGGCTTAATTGATGGGTCGCCCTCCGGGAAACCGGAGGAGAAACAACAGCGAGATATGCTGGAACACCGTTAGAGCCACTGCCACCCAAAGAGGAAAAGCGGCATGGATTCGGCGATCAGCAGCGAAAAGCAGTACGGAACACTGGCGTATGTGTTCGGGTTCTTTCTGGGCGACGGCACTGTTTGCACCTGGGTTGACAAGCGGGGCCGCTGTCAAAAGCGGTTCATGCTTCGGAAGCCCGACAAGGACCCGATAACGCATTGCGCCCGGCTTCTGGCCGAAGTGTTTGGTGTGACTCGAGCAGTTGGCACTGTCAAGTACAAGAACACGGAGCTGCCGATGGTGCAGCTTCAGGGCGGCGCGCCTGAGTTCGACGTGTTCTTCTATGAGACAGTGGGCAGGACGCGGGCTCCTGAATGGCTCCTGTCGAGCCAGGATTTCCACGTCTTGCGGCATTTCCTGGCAGGGCTTGTCGATTCGGACGGTCACGTGTCGTTTACCCGGCGACCAGACAGGTCTGAAGGACAAATGCATTGCCAAGTGGGTTTCACTAGCACCGAACCGGAAATTGCGAGGGCATGCGAAGCAGTCGCGCGACGGTTGGGCATCTTGGTGCATGAAGTCAAGCCGAGAAGCTCGCCCGGCGCGGCGCACTGGAAAGCCCGCTATGACGTGCTCTTCAACGTGAAGAGCTTCATTCTGGCCGGCATCCCGCTCCGCAACGCCCGGAAGGTCGAGAAGCTGAAACTGTGTCAGACGTACTTGCTTGGCTCAGAGACTTTGTACGCTGCCCCGGAAACGGGTGAAGATAAAGTCCACCCCCACGGCGAAAGCGTGGGAGACAGGTGTGCCCTGTCGTGATGTCCGGCCTGGAGATGCTCCAGAACGCGAGCAAGGAGCAGATGATCGACCTCATGGAAGGTCGGCTCGGCGTCGCCGAGAGCACCATGACCAACCTGCTCGCGGGCGGCGTCTACAGCGATGGCAGCGCGAACGGCGGCAAACAGGTCACCGGCCTGGACGCCGCGGTTCCCGTCACGCCGACGACCGGCACCTACGGCGGCATCGACCGGGCGACCTGGACGTTCTGGCGCTCGAAGACGACTACCGTGGCTTCCGCCGTCACCGCGTCGAACGTTCAGGGCTACCTGAACACGATGTGGGCATCGCTCGTTCGCGGCGCGGACCGTCCGGACCTGATGCCGATGGACCCGATCTGGTGGGGCGCCTACATGGCGAGCCTCCAGGCGATCCAGCGGTTCGCTGGCACCGACACGGCCAAGCTCGGCTTCCCGACCGTGAAGTACATGGACGCGGACGTGGTGCTCGACGGCGGCATCGGCGGCTTCTGCCCGACCAAGACGATGTTCATGCTCAACACCAAGTACATCTTCTGGCGCCCGCACTCGGCGCGCAACATGGTCCCGCTGTCGCCGAACAAGCGCTACGCGATCAACCAGGACGCGGAGGTGCAGATCATCGGCTGGGCGGGGAATCTGTGCTCGTCGGGCTCCCAGTTCCAGGGCCGGCTGATCACGCCGTAACGTCTTCGTTGCCGTGCTTCCCCCCGGCGCTTAAAAGCGCCGGGGGATTTTTCGCAAAGAGAGAGGTTCACGATGGCAAAGAAGCAGAACGGATCAGAGGCCGAGAACGGGTACGAAACCGAATCCTCGGCTCCGAAAGCTTCGGAAGTTCCCGCAGGGGCGAGTGCTCCCGGGCAGGTTCCGCCCAGTCTCGTTGGTACTTCGCAGGATCCGAACAGAGGAGAGCAGTGATGCCCGCAGCACTCCCCGGCAGTTCCCTCACACAGAACCTCGCCAACCCGAGCGCGGGGCAGGCGATCATCTTCGACGCGCTGAGCGGCCCGAAGGGCTCGCCGTTCGACAAGGACAATTCCGGCAACGCCACGACCGGTGCGATGTGCACCGGCATCGGCTTCGGCTGCAATGCCGGTGGTCCGTACATCAACGTATTCAACGGTGCGGCGAATGCTGCGGACGCGATCAAGCAGCACGGCTTCACTGACGACACGGGCGACGGCACGGGCGCGGCTAACTCCACCATCATTTACATCGGCGGCGGGCGCTCAACCAGTACCGGCGCGCCCAACCCGTACACGGCGGGCTTCGTTCCCGGCAACGCGGGGAACGGCGGTTCGCGCGACGCGGGGGCGGGACCGGCATTCACGTGCTTCGTCGGCAAGTGGGTCACGGCGACGGCGAGCGTCGCGAATGGCTCAGCGGTCGAAACGGGTTGGGTCAATCGCTGCGGCGTGACGATTGCATCGACCAATTCGGTGTTCGGCAGCTCCAGCTCGGCGCAGGCTGCGCCCGTGTGAGTCATGCTCAACGCCGGAGTGCTGCGGTTTGACGCTAACGGGCGCATTCGTCAGACTTCGAGTGCTTCCACCGACGGCAACGGTGGAACGCCGACCGTTCAGGGCTTGTTGTCGGCGGCGAACGTTTCCCCCGAGGTGCAGTGGAACGGCCTGTCGTTTTTCCAGAGCGGGCAGGGGACACTGTGCGGGCAGGGGTTCGGGGACATTACCGGCCATGCGCCGGGGGGCATTCCGATCAACAGTCAGGGTATGGTGGAGGTGAACCCTACCGATCCCATCGACCACTGGAACGCGGGGCTGCCCTACACGGCGGCGGGAGCGCTTGCCGTGGCGCTGCCGGAATCGCCGACGACAGCGAGTGCGTTCGATAGCGGGTTCGACACCGGATTCCACTGATGCCACGCGCTACGGTCACCGGGTTCCTTGCCAGCGTAGCCTCGCTGCTGCCGGACAATACGACGGGGTTGATCAACCCCGTCGATGTCCGCTCGTGCTTGAACCTCGTGGCCGATGTGTGGTCGCCCGGCTATGCCGGACTGCTCCAGCCGAACGCAGTCATCGCAGCAACTTCTACGCCGGTCGTGCTGCCGTGGGCGTCGAATCCTGTACTGACGCCAGCCGACTTCGATGTAGTGCTCGCGAGCGGCATCGTCCGGCGCAAGATGAACAGCCTGCCGACGACGGTAACGCGCATCCTCTTCGAGGGCGACCTCGTCGGGCCGAACAACGCCGAATGCCTGCTTCAGGTGGCCGAGAACGGGACCATCATCGCGGGGTCCGGCCTTACTGTGAGCTCTCGTGGCGGCGGCAACGTCGCCGCGTTCGCGTACATGACGCTCTACTCCGCGACCGTGGATACGGAGTATGTCGTCATGGTGTCGGCGCCGATCAGCAACACGTTCACGTTCCAGAACGCGCGCTTCGTGGCGGAAGTCGTGCCGACCATCGGATCGTAGACGTGACGTGCTGTACTCGCGACGTGCAGTCAAGCTCAACCTAAGGAGAATCGACATGCAGACCTTTGAAGGCAATCTCGACCATTTCGACCCGAACAAGCCCTTTGTCGGCGACGACCGCGTGCCCGTGCAGTTCTACCTCGGCGCGGTGCAGGACGCGGAGGCTACCGAGCGCGAGGGACGGCCGATCTTCCGCGACGAGGACTTCATCAAGATCTTCCTCAACAAGGACGAGGTTCTCGACCGCCCGGTGCGCGATACCGACAAGGCGCGCTGGCCGCGGCAGTACCAGGCATGGAAGCAGACCGGGAACAATCGCCCCGGCATGATGGGGATGCCGCTGGAGAAGTGGCCGGCGGTGACTCGCGCGCAAGCCGAGGAGCTGGCGTACTTCAAGGTCTTCACGGTCGAACAGCTCGCCGATCTTCCCGACACGACCGTGCAGCAGGTGGCGGGGTTGCAGAAGCTCAAGAATCTCGCCAGGGCGCACATGGACATCGCGCGAGGCGAAGCGCCCGTGCGGCGCATGCAGGCCGAGCTCGAACAGCGCGATGCGACCATCGCGGGCTTGCAGGCGCAGATTGCCGACCTCGCGCAGCGGCTCGAATCGGTGGTGGAGCGTAAGACGCTCGTGTAAAGGAGCCTCCCGATGGCATCGGTGCAGAAAACCAAGACGGTCTTGTACGAGATTCAACAGGCGTGTGTCTTGCTGGGTCTCCCGGTGCCAATCGGGGTCTACGACTCGCAGGACGCGACCGCGAAGATGATGGGCGTTGCCGTCAACCTCGCGGGCATCATGATCAACGACGCAAAAGACTGGCAGAGCCAGCGTTATCCGCTCGAATTCGTCGGTGACGGCGTGCGCACCGAGTACGATCTTCCGGCCGAGTTCGACCGCTTCGTGGACCAGACCGGCTGGAGCACCGCGAACCAGCAGCCGGTAATGGTGTTGAGTCCGCAGCAGTGGGCAATGGCCAAAGCCCAGGTCGGCACGTTCCTGATCCAGCCCGGCATGCGCGTGATGCGCGACAAGGCGGTGTTCTTTACTGCGCCGCAGGCGGGCGACACCATCCGGTTCGAGTTCATCAACGCGAATTGGGTGGTGGACGGCGACGACGGACTCACGCTGAAGCAGTACGCCACCAAGAACTCGGACACGCCGGTATGGGACTGGCTCCTGATGGTTCACGCCATTCGCGTGAAGTGGCTGGAGCTGAAAGGCATGAACACCGCTGCCGCCCAGAACGACTTCACTGATCGCCTCGCGCAGATCGAGAACAGCGACCAGCCCGGGCAGGTGCTCTCGCTCAACGGTTCGCCCGTCTACGCGGTTCCGTACCTGAACGGCTGGCGCAACGTGCCGAACAGCGGCTTCGGGGGCTAGGTGTTCGCCAAAGCCCGAGCGAGCAGGCGCGCCTTGAAGCCGATGGGCGCGCTCGTCCCGTTCGCGATCCCGACCAAGGGTCTCAACGCGCGCGCTTCCCTCGCGCTCATGGAGCCGACCTACGGCGTATCGCTCGTGAACGTGCTTGCCGAGCAGTACGGGCTGAGGACGCGCAAGGGCTACACCGAATGGGCTGCCAATCTCGACGGCAATACCGGGGCGGTGCAGTCGATCATGGTCTACTACCCGGCGGGCGCGTCGCCGGCTACCGCGTCGCAGGCGAGCGTTTCGCACATCGGCACCGAAGCGCGCATGTTCATTTCGCGCGCCGTTACACCGCTCGGCTTCGGCGGCAAGGTGTTCGCCGCTCGAGGGCTCGGCGTCTACGACGTGACCGCGGGCGGGCTCGGGCCGTTCTCGCCCATCGCGGGGGTGAACTCGCCGGGGCCGTTCTGGACCTCGCGGATGTTCCAGAACACGGCGGGCGCGTTCCTCGTCGCGTGCAACGACGAGGGCGGTTATCGCATCTATGACGGCGCGGCGTGGACCACGCCCGCCATGGGGACCGCCCCGGGCGAAATCGACGGCGTGGACCCGTCCACGTTCTGCTTCGTCATGGAGTGGAAAAAGCGCCTGTGGTTCGTCGAGAAGGATTCGACCGTGGCGTGGTATCTCCCGGTCGGGCAGATCACCGGGCTCGCCAAGGCGTTCGACTTCGGCGAATCCCTGCCCCGCGGCGGCAGTCTGGTCGCGCTCGCGAACTGGACCATCGACGGCGGCGCGGGGATCGACGATTACCTCGTTGCCGTCGGTTCGCAGGGCGGCATTGTCATCTACCAGGGCACCGATCCCGACAGCGCGGCCGATTTCAGCCAGAAGGGTGTCTGGAACGTCGGCCCGCTACCCGTCGGCCGACGGCAGGTGACCGCGCACGGCGGCGATGTGCAGGTGCTCTCGCAGCTCGGCGTGACGCCGCTCTCCAAGCTTCTGCGCGGCGGTACGGTGGAGGATGAGGGCGTCAACATCAGCTACCTTGTCGACCCGCTCATTGCGCGGCTGATGCAGGACTACAGCGGGCTTCAGGGCTGGCAGCTCGTCGATGTGCCGAAGGAGGAGCTGGGGCTGGTCGGCGTGCCCTATGCCGCCGCGCAGCTCGGCGGCGACTACTTCGCTTTGAAGCGCACCACGAATGCGTGGAGCATCCTGCGTTCGACTACCTACACCAGTTTCGCCAACGTGGATGCCGTCGTCTACGCGGGCACGAACGACGGGCGTGTGGTGCTCGCCTTCAATGGTCCGCTCGACAACGTGAAGTTCTCGGAAAACACGGGCGCTTCGATCCAGTGCGGCGTGACGCCCGCTTACCAGTCTCTCGGCTCGCGCGGAACGTCCAAGCGCGTAATGCTGATGCGCCCGACGTTCCTCGCCACGCTGACGCCCTCGCTCAATTTCGTTGTGCTCTTCAACTATGGCAACCTCGCCGACGTGACGGTGCCGACGCTGCCGAGCCTGTCGCAATCGCTGTGGGATGAGGCGCTGTGGGACCAGGGCCTGTGGAGCGGGCTTACCGAGCCTGTCGGCTACTGGCTCGGCGCGACGGGCGCGGGCTTCGCCGCCACGCCGCAACTGCTGTATGCCTGCGGCGGCGATACGCTCCTTACCTCGATCGACCTGTGGTGCGAGGAGGGCGGTCCGCTATGATGGTCGTCCCGCAGAACCCGGCGCAGCTCGCGACGATGCTCGGCTTCTTGCAGGAGTACGCCGGGGCCGTGCCGACGCCCGATATGCACGTCATCGGGTGGGTCGAAGACGACACGCTGAAGATCGTGGTGGGTCTCAACGGCTGGCTCGGCTCGGTGTGTCAGATGCACGTCGCGTTCGCGCCGGACTGGCACTTCAGCCCGCGGGAAATGCTGCGGAAGGTGTTCCGGCACGTCTTCACCGGGAGCGGCCGCAAGCTCGTTCTCGGCATCGTGAACTCGAAAAACGAGCGCGCGATGCGCTACGACCGCCACCTCGGCTTTCGCGAGCTGTACCGCATCCCCGGCATGCACGACGACGGCGGGGATATCGTCGTCTTCGGGATGCGTCCCGAGGAATGCCGCTACCTGACCGAACTCGAAGGGGAACCCGATGGCAACGTCCTCGTCGGCCACGCCTAGCTACGTGCCTAACCCGTTCGCCGGCAATGCCGGGGCGGCGCGCACGGGCGCGTATGCGAACGCGTTGCGTAGCTACGCGCCCAATCCGTTTGCCGGTCGGCAGGCGGCGGTGCCCGCGACCGCGATGGCCCCGCATCTTTCGCAGGCGAATCCGCTCGGGCCGGACCTGACGCAAGCCTATCGCGACATCGCGGCCGATCCCCGGGCGCAGCAGTACGGTCAGGCCATGAACGTGGACCTCGACAGGCTGTGGCGGATGTCGCCCAAATCGCCCATCTTCCAGCCGGGCTACTCGCACAACCCCTACGTTCAGCAGCGCGCGGAGCAGCTTCGCCAGGAACGGCTCGAACGGGAAGCGCGCGAGCGTATGACGCCCGAGGAGCGCGCGGCAGCCGATGAGGCGTTGCGGCGCGGTTTTGAAGGGTATCTATGGACTGAGTGACCATGCTCAAACTCATTCAATGGTGGTTCGGTCAATTCACCCTCCACGGCGGCGGCAAGGGCGGCGGTTCGGCTGCCGCGCCGCCGCCGCCTGATTACCGCGGCGCGGCGATCGAGCAGGCGGCGGCGTCGAAAGAGCTTGCCACCGGCCAGACCTGGGCGAACCGCCCGACGCTCAATACGCCCTGGGGGCAGATGACATGGCAGGCTGCCGCGGGCGTCGACCCGAGCACCGGGCTGCCGATCACGCAGTGGACGGGCAACGTCAACCTCACGCCCGAGCAGCAGGCGGCGCTGGACGCGCAGCAGCGTATCCAGGCGGGTCGCAGCGGCGCGGCGGAAACCCTGCTCGGCCAGGCGACCGGAGCGTTCGGGCAGGAGTTCAACTGGGCGGGGCTCCCCGCGGCGCCGGGCTCGATCCAGGCGGCGCAGCAGGGTGCCTACCAGACCTTGAGTCAGATGCTCCAGCCAGGGCGCCAGCAGCAGGAGGCGGGGCTGGAGGCGAAGCTCGCGAACATGGGCTTGCCGCGCGGGAGCGAGGCGTGGAATCGCGAGAAGGCGAAGCTGCAATCCGACTGGGCGCAGCAGGACAAGTCCATGATGGCACAGGCGCTCGCCGAGGGGCGCGCCGATGTCGGCGCGCAGGCGCAGCTCCGGCAACAGGCGATTGCCGAAGAGGCGCAGCGGCGCGGGATGTCCCTCAACGAGCTGAACGCGCTGCTGACCGGGCAGCAGGTGTCGATGCCGCAGATGCCGAGCTTCATGGGGGCGTCCGCGGGGCAAGCGCCTAATCTCCTGGGCGCGGCGCAGGCGCAGGGGCAATACGGCCTCAACGCGGCGAACCAGAACCTCGCCGCGCAGGCGAGCGGTCCGGACATCGGCTCGCTGGTCGGTACCGTGGGCGGCATCGCCGCCGCTGCGATGCTGTCCGACGTGCGCCTCAAGTCGGGCTTGCGCGCGCTCGGCCGCGGGGCTCGCGGGCTGACGATGTACGCCTACCGGATCGGCGGGCGCGAGGAAATCGGCGTACTCGCGCAGGAAGTCGCGATGGTCGCCCCGCACCTCGTCGTCGTGACCTCGAGCGGGCACCTTGCAGTTTGCTACGGAGGGCTTTGAAATGTTCGACCCGAACGATCCGCGCGGCATGGGGCAGCTTACCGAGGAGGAGCTTGCGCTCATCATGCAGATGCCCGATTTCCGGAGTCAGGAAGAGGACCTCGCCCGTCAGCTCGCGCTTTCCGACCAGTTGCGCATTCGCGCGCCGATACAGCGCATGGACTGGGCATCGCAGGCTGCGCGGGGGATTCAGGGCATCGCCTCGGGCGTGAAAGAGGCGCAGGCTGCCGAGCGGCGCAAGGCGCTCGGCGAGGATGTGCGCAAGTTCGCCGGGGGCCTGGGGCGCCGCCGTTACGCCATGAGCGGCCCGACAGCGGGTTGGTTCGACGAGGGCGAGTTTTAAGCGATGACTTACGACGATTACGACGACGCGCCCGACCGCCAGCCGGTCGTGATCGACGTGCTGCGTAAGGTCCCGGCGCTCGGGCAACCTTCGGGCGCCGCGCCTCCGCGGCAGCCGCAACGGCCAGCCGACTATTACCAGCAGGCATTCGACCTCACCCGACAGGCGGGCGAACTCGCTGCCGCGCCCGTCGATCTCGGGCAGATCGAACGCCTCGCACGGTCCCGCGCCGCGGGCGCCGGGGGCGACATCGCCGCCGGCATCATGCTCTCGAAGCTCGGCGGACAGGGGCTTTCCGAGCTGGGCGGTCACGTGCTCAAGAACGCGCTTGCCGCGCGAGGGCCGCAGAAGATCGGCGGCGTGGACGTCGTCGGCGGCGAGGCGGTGCGCGATCCGTTCCGGGAGCGCGATGTGCAGGTGCAGAAGCTCATGGCGCAGGCGAGCATGCTGGAGCGCATGGGGCAGCACCGCGACGCGGCCGAAGCGCGCGACGAGGCGCGGCGCGTTCAGGAGCAGCACTTCGCTGAAAGGCGCGCCGACCGCGCCGCCGCGCAGGCTGAAGCGCGCGCGGGGCGCGCCGAGCGCGAGGCGGAGCGGAAAAGTCAGCAGACTTTCCAGCGCGAGCACACGCTCCGCGGGGATTACGCCAAGGCAACGAAAGACATCAATGACCAGCTCCAGGCGGCGCAGCAAGTTCAGGTATTAACGTCGAAACCGTCCGGACAAATGACGGCACAGGATCAACAGGCGATCATCTTTAGCTTTATGAAGATGCTCGATCCTGGGTCGGTAGTGCGCGAGTCCGAATATGCTTCGGCGGCGAGAGCCCGGGGACTTACCGATACGATTAGTAATTACATCACTCAACTGCAAACGGGCAAGCCGCTCACGCCGAAGCAGGTTGAAGGTATGCGTAATGTCGCCAAGCAAATGCAGGAGCACGTCACTACGCTCCGCGGCGACATCAATCAGCAGTTTATCGAGAACGCGCAGCGCTACGGCGTGGAACCGAAGAGTTTCATTCGTGGCGGGGAATCGGACGTTCCGCAAGGCGCAGTGCGCCCGCGCGATACACCCATGCCACGCCGGCGCGAGAATGATTCGCCGCCGATGCGTCGCGAAACCGATGAGGCGCCCGACGAGCCTCCGCCGGGCGCCGTGCGCGTGAGGAGGAAACCTTAATGGCGGAAGATCTGACTCGGCAGAAAATGACAGCTAAGGCGTTGCGCGGTGTACTGCCGCCCACCAAGCGCGACGTTACTGGAGTTAATATCGAGAAAAAGATAGAAGAGGAGCTGACTTCGGAAAATATTGGAAAGGTGTTAGACGTTTTTGACCAATGGAACGCAAAAGGGGCGGATAGTCCGCTTAGCGTTACCTACGCTCCAGAACGCTACGTTAAAGAACGCTATCCAGAGTTAACAGCAAAGCGCGGCACGCCAGAAGAGCAAGCCTACTATTATAAAGGGGTAGACCCGGAAGGTCGTCCGATCCGCAGTATGTATCATGCTGGAACCTCGCTAGAAGGAAGAAACCTCCCTCTCAGCGACTACGATGCTGCTAGACTGGCGCATCTGCTTACGTCGACTCACTACTCTCCACGAGGAGGACGTGAGGCAGTCGGTTCCCTTTTCGGCATGAATAAAAACCGGGGCAAAGGTACTTACGGCATCACTTACGGCCCCGCTGTAGTGAAAGGTAACGAGCTGATGGGGATGCACGCGCTTCCGCCAAACGTCATGCCGGGCGTCTTGCATCACGAGTTAGGGCATCTGATCCACATGCGTTCTGGAGAGCCGGACCTTCGCTTTGACCCGAGCGCAGGGCCGCAGATCAAAAAAGCTGGTGTAAACACACGCGCTGCCAGCGACGCCAGGGAGAAGAGCTATATCGAATCCAGTCCTGAAGTGACTGCGGAAAGCCTGCGTCAGTACATGACAGATCCAAACGGCTTCAAGGCGCGCTACCCGGAAGCCGCGGCGCGGCTGCGTAAGATGGTGAACGAGAATCCTGATTTGAACAAACTGTTCACGCTGTCTCGCGCTGATGCGCTTCGGCGGTACGAGGCGCCGATAGGATAAGCCAATGCCCGAGTACACCATCACTATCGAAGGCAAAGAGTACGACGTTGACGCGCCTAACGACCGCGTCGCCTACAAGTGGGCTAAATCCACGCACGACAAGGCTGCGAAAGCCTTTAAAGCGAAAGTCGCCGCGGATGAGGCGGAGTGGCGCGCGAAGCTCGATCCGACCGCCGGGATGAGCGCGCTCGACAAGGCGCGCGCCAACCTCGGCGCGGGCTTCGCGTCTTTCGGCCAGGGCGCGCAGCAACTCCTGTCCAAGGTCGGGATCATGGCGCCGGTCAGCGATGAGGAAATCCGCGAGAAGCGCGCGCGGGACGAAGCGCTCGCCAAGTCGACCGAAACGGGGCTTGGCGGCAAGTACGTCCCGAGCATCGGCACGGCGCTGCAATTCGCGGGCGAGGTCGCGCCCACGCTCGCCATTCCGGCCGGCGCGTTCGCACAAGGCGCGCGTGCCCTGCCGCTCGTGGGGCGCCTCGCGGCGGGCGCGGGCGCGCCCATCATCGACGCGGCAATCGCGGGCGGGCTCTCGGGCGCGCTGCGGCCGACTACCGAGGACGAATCGAAGCTGCTGAACACCGCTATCGGCGCCGCGAGCGGCGCGGTGCTCCCCGCGGCGACCGCGGCCTATCGCGGCATCCGCGGCGGCTTGACGGCGGCAGGCGGCATGGAGCGCGCGCCGCATCTGCTCAAGCGCGCGCTCGGGGACAAGACTGCCGAAACGGTCGCGGCGACCGAGGCGCGGCTCGCCGAGCGCGCGGGGCAGTCCAGCGCGGGACGCGCGATCCCCGAATCCCTGGCCGAGGCGAGCGGCAACATCCGCGCCGCGCAGCTCGAGTCGGCGCTCGGCAAGGACCCGGCGACGAATGAAGCCTGGGCGATCTTCAAGCGCGCGCAGAACGTGGCGCGGCATGAAGCGGTGCAGAAGGCCACGCGCGAAGCCGAGCAGGAGGCGGGACGCAAGGCGGTCCGCGCCGCGGTGACCGATCCCATGCGCGAGGCGGCGCTTGCCGCCGCTCGACGCGAACCGTGGTTCCATGAGCCGGTAGTCGAGGCGGCGCAGGCGATCCTGAAGGGCGAGGGCGGCGCCTCCAGCGCGACGCGGCGCATGGTGAACGAGGTCATGCAGAACATCGACGAGCGCGCGACCAGCGCGATCACGCCCGAACGGCTATACCGCGTGCGCAAGGAGCTGGTGGATCGCCTGCACGCGCCGCAGGCGTTCGACGACCTCTCGGCGGCGGTGAAGGCGTCGCAAGTCGAAACGCGGCAGATGATCAAGGCCATTGACGACGCGCTCAACCAGGCGAGCGGCGGGCGCTACGGGGGCTACATGCAGGAGTTCGCCCGCCAGTCGCGCGACGTGGACGCGGCGAAAGCGGCGCAGAAGGTCCGGGAAGTCTTCGGCAGGGAAGGCATCCCCGAAATCGGCGGCGCGCCGGAGGTCACCACGGGGCGGCTCGGGCGCGCTATCGAGGCGTCGCGTGGCAGCCCGAGCCGCGACTACCCGCTCGCGCTCAGCCCGAGCGCGCGCGAGGGGCTGGCGGAAGTGGCAGGCAACCTGAAGCGCGCGAACGAAGTGCAGGCATCGCGCAAGATGGCCGGCATCGGCGGCGCGGGCGGCTCGCAGACCAGTACCGACCTCGCGCTCGATTCGCTGCTTTCGCACCTCGGCGCGGTGCAGGAGAAGGGGCCTATCGGCGCGGTCGTGAAAGCTTTCAAACGCAAGGCTGACGATGCGGCGAAGGAGGAGCTGACGCGACTGCTCCAGAATCCAGAAGCCGCGCTCCAGGCGTTGCGCGCGCTACAGCAGGCGGGTCGGCCGCTTTCGCCCGCGCAGGAACTCGCGCTTCAACTGCTGCCTCGGGCCATCGGCACGTCGAGCGCCAATGTGCTCACGACCGAACAGGTCGCGCCTTACGCCGACATCGCGCGTACCGCCGCCATAGGTGCCGCGCTGCGAGCAATAGGGCTCGAGCAGTGACCCATACTGCGAGCAGCGCGAGCGGACGGATCAACCCGAGAACGAAAGGCTCCATAGATGCCCCGCGACAGTAACGGCAACTATACCCTCCCCGCCGGGAATCCGGTCGCCCCGGGGACCGTGATCGAGGCGAATTGGGCTAACCCGACGATGTCGGATCTCGGCAATGCCATTACCGATTCCCTCTCGCGTTCGGGGCAAGGCGGAATGCTGGTGCCGTTCAAGAACTCGGACGGCACGATGGCTGCGCCCGGCATGAGCTGGACCAACGAGCCTTCTAGCGGCTGGTACCGGAAGGCCAACAATGAGTTCTGGTACAGCGTCGGTAACGACGACATCTTCCAAATCACCAAGACCGGCATTGCCGTCGCTCCGGGGAAGACGGCTACGGGCATCTCATCGAAGATCACGATTCAGGACGCCGAGCCCACAGGGCTCTCCGCCGGGGAGCAGTGGTTCGAGTCCGACGACGGCGGGCTCTACATGCGTTACCAGAACCCGGACGCTACGTACACGTGGATTCTAGTTAACGCGGTCGGCGGAGATTTCGTGCCGGAAGCTCCTCTGGACGGGCAGAAATACGCCCGGCAGAACGGCGCGTGGGTCGTCATTCCCTAGGAGAACGCTGAATGTTCCAGTTCCCCGCGAACCCCACGCTTGGGCAAGTCTACACGCCCATTCCCGGTGTCAGTTACAAGTGGAACGGGACGGGATGGGCACCGTTCAGTACGTCGTTCGCCACGGTCAGCTACGTGGACTCCACCTTCGTCCCGCTATCGCAGAAGGCGGCGGCGAGCGGCGTGGCGACGCTGGACTCCAATCTGATCGTGCCCGACGCGCAGATCGCCAAGGCGCTGCCCAACGGCGTTGCCTCGCTGGACTCGACCGGGCAGGTACCGCTCAGCCAGCTCGGGAACGTGCCGGCGAGCGGCGGTATCACGCTCGGCACGCC